TCATATATACCGCTCTTGAGGAACAAGTAGAGAAATTCAAAGATGATCCTTTTATTGCACCTATAGCGTTTGATGAACTCAAACGTGTGCCTGCTCTCGAAAAGGATTGTGAGTTTTATTGGGGAGAAAACTGGAGAAACATTATTTCTCCTACAGATGCCTGTAAAAATTACGTCAAGAGAGTCAAAAAGATCAATGCTAAGTTCTTAGTAGGACATCATTATACACGTTATCTCGGTGACTTGTCTGGTGGTCAAATATTGAAGAATATTGCAAATAAAGCAATGAACCTAAATGGAGAAGGACTTGCTTTTTATGAATTTGAAGGAATACCCAATCCAGGCAACTTTAAAAACAGATATAGAACAGCTTTAGATAATCTCCCTATCACTTGGTCTGATGGCGAACTAATCATCAACGAAGCAAATTACGCTTTCAAGTTAAATATGGATGTTTTTGATGAGATTGGTTCAAGTAGACCATTTCCTTTATTAGCAACCATGAGAGGACTTCTCCAGTTGACATGGGGAGCAATCAGATCTAAAAAATGATTCAAATTATACTAATTAACATTTTATTATATTTGGTATTACGAGTCCAGTTAGTCCGTAAGTTTAAATCCAGCTATACCATCTACTTAAAAGATGGAAAAGGTAATAGGCAAACACTTTCTGACACTGTTGCTTATCTATTAGAAAAGGAGGAGATACACGAAAAACAAATCAAGTATCTTGCTCAAGAAATAGAAAATCAATGGTTGATGATAGAAAAAGTGAAGATGATAACTGGAGCTGACAAATATATAAATGAAAAACCCAACTTATAGTCATGCATGATCAAAATTCAATAGGCAAAGATGAATCTGATGCCTCAAGATACCAAAGAGCACTAGATCTCTTCACAGAATCAGTTTATAAACCAGACCCTGACCTCCGTGGTTGTGCTCATAATCAAAACTGTTTCAATGAACTCATGGAGATCAGAGAACATGTTATAGAGTATCTCAAGACACTTAAAGAAGTTACTCATCACACAAATGCAGATGAGAGCGATGAGATCGAAACTGCAAAATTGATAGAAACAAAGTCTAGATGACCCAACTTGAGAAACAACTTCTGGTAGTTAGAAAGTTAAGAGAATCTTTTCCTTCTGAGTCCAGTGCGTATTTTTACTTATCACCTATGCTAAATAGTAAAGAAATGATACGAAAAAATACAAGATGTGTGTTGAATCCCAGAGAAAAATGGCGAAGAGGTTGATAAAAGTTGCAAAAAGTAATCCGACCCTTTATACTAGAGAAGACGTACTCTACGCCAAACTTATTAAAAAAGCGAACAAAAAACCAAAAAATGAAAATCTTTCTTGATACTGCCGTATACGAAGACATTGAAAAAGCAAATCAATCGGGTCTCATTGACGGTGTGACAACAAATCCATCACTAATACTTAAGAGTGGTGGTGATCCAGTAGAAACAATTAAAAGAATATCTGGAGACTTCCCATTCTTTGAGTCCATATCAGCAGAGGTAGTTGCAGAGGAAGCCATGCAGATGGTGGAACAGGCACAAGCGTTCAAAGACATGCAGAACGTGACTATTAAAGTGCCATTGACAGTAGAAGGACTAAAGGCATGTAAGTTATTATCAACTGATGGATTTACTGTGAACGTAACGCTATGTTTCTCAGTTGCACAGGCAATACTAGCATCAAAGGCAGGAGCTACATATATTTCACCATTTGTAGGAAGAGTTGACGATAATTCATTTGATGGTTTAGAGTTAGTTGGAGACATTGCGAAACTATATAGAGAACATATGTCAAGAACTCAAGTTCTTGCTGCATCACTCAGAAATGTGAAAGATGTTGCAGAATGTTTCTCAGTAGGAGCAGACGTTGTTACTATGCCCCCTGCTATATTTGGTAAGATGTATAATCACATCTTAACTGATAAGGGACTACAATTATTCCAAGACGATTGGAACTCAATTAAGAAAGACTAATGGCACTATCAGAACAAACTTCAGAAAGTCTCAAGAAGGCAGAAGTCCATCTTCGTGACGCACTTGCGTTTGCAGCGAGAGTAGAGAAACCCTATGTGGTAAGAGAACTGGGTGGCATTATTGCACACCTTGACAATATTCAAGGTACGGAAACCTTATTTGATAAGATGACCACCGCTATCGACAGGATAGAGAAGGAACAGGACAAAGATGAATGACTTAAGGTATCGTGATGAACGTATGGCACTACGCCAACAAGCATTTCTTTCTTTAAAACATTACAACACTCTCGAAAATGTCCGCCACCTGTACGAATTCTGCCACCTCTGGGTATCGCAAGGTAAAACCGATACCAGAGGAATCGAAGAAAGTTTTCTTAGATACAGAGAGAACTGTAGCAATCCGTGAAGGTTCTATAGTAAGAGTGCCCGAAGTCTTAGGTGGTAAACCACTAGAAGGTCGGGTTCTTTTTGTAGGTGACACTCCAAACAGAGGACTTGATGGTAGAAAGTTATCTACATACTTTACAGTATGCTACAACGAAGAAACACTCGGAAGTCTATTAGTTTTTGACCATGAGTGGCATAAAATAGAATTAATTAGGTTTTAATTATGTTTACAATATACGGAAAAAATGAGTGCCCTATGTGTTTTAAGGTAAAAACCGTCCTTGAACTCTTAGGAAAAGACTATGAGTATAAGGAGTTACATAAAGATTACACAGAGGAGGAGTTTGAGAGTGAGTTCCCAAATACACTCTCTCTACCACAGGTAATCATGGATGGGAAGAAGTTGGGTAACGCCAATGAAACCTTAAAATATCTAAAAGAACATAGATTAATTTAACATGTTTCCTCCCGATATGGACATAAATAAAGGCGTAGAATTAGTACTCAAAGGAGACAAAAAGAAACCGCCCAAACAGACACCAAAGTTCTTCGATATCAAGCTTGCCTTATTTGGCAGAGAGATTAGACTATCGATAGACATAAAAAAGAAAAACTAACCCTCGGAGGTAAAAATGGAAACTACAGTACTTCTTGTTATGTTCAGCATGTTATGCTTTACGTTTCTACTGTTAGGTGGTATAATAGGATGGTTAGCACAACAAAATAATTACATCAATTTACAGAATCAAGGTATGGCCTTTAGTCATCCCGAAATGTATGATGAAAATGGGAATCTCATTCCCGATGAAATAGTAGCCGTGAGGTTTGAAAATGACAACAGCGAAGAAGACGACGACGAGGAGTAGAAAAACTACCGCAACTCGTAAAAGATCTACTACAGCAACAAAAAAACCAAGGACAGTGACAGTAAAGAAAAAGACACTGCCACCTAATCCTATGGTTCATGAAATCTTAGAAGCTGTCGATTCTGAGAGGGTAAAAGCCAAAAAGATAGATATTCTTCGCACACACGGAGACGACTCTTTTAAAATGGTGATGATATGGAACTTTGATGAGTCAGTTATATCTGTTCTACCAGAAGGTAACGTTCCATATCAACCTGTAGAGGGTGATGTTCAAGCGAGTGTAGATAAAGGTCTGCCACAAAGAACTACCATTCGCAATTCTGCAAGACAGTTCTACCGTTTTGTGAAGGGTGGTGATGATCAACTCAATAAGATCAAGAGAGAAACAATCTTTATCAACATGCTCCAGACTCTACCTCAACCAGAGGCAGAGATTCTAGTTCTTGTAAAAGACAAGGCATTGAATACCAAATACGGTATCACTAAAGAATTAGTGGCAGAAGCATATCCAGAAATTACTTGGGGGAATAGATCCTAATGATCAAGGTACTTCATGAAAAATGTGATCCAAAATTAGCAGATAATAAGAAATTACCTTATACTGCTTATTTGATAGAGTATGTAGAAGAAGATAAGACTTTCTATGACATTACTATGTGTCAGAAGGGAGTAGAACTCTTCGATCATTACTATGATAAGTACAAAAAAGGACTAAAAGGTTGGAAACAAACTGCTGGTCAAGTGAATCCTAAACAGTGGAATCCAGAACCAGAGAAGAAAACAACATCAAAACCAGCCCAAAGAAGAAAAAAATGATTAATCCTATGAGTGTTGTTAAGAATGTAAGAACCTCCTACAGCAGATTCTTACAAAAAAATATCAAAGAGGTGGAAGTGCAGTTCAACAATGAAGAGCCTGCATGGATTCCTTATGACACTTTACTCGCCATGATGAACTTCGAGGGGGACATACTAAGTGAGTGAGTATAGTGGTTCATCTCCTATGGGAGATGGTAGAAATGTTGCTGGTAGTAAATACTCAGGTGACGCCAAACAAGGCAAAGTCGAAATGGATCAAGCTGAGTACAAGAAACTACTCAAGAAGTACAAGAAGACTAAGAGATATATGAAGTCAAACTTATTCGCTGTTAAAACTATGGATGGCACAGAAAAATATGTGTCAAATCTATTGAAAGAGGCAGAAGAATTTGAAAATAATTGATGATTTCCTAAAACCAGACGATTACGAAGTCCTCCGCAAAATGATGATGGAGGACTCTTCGTTTCAATGGCAGTTTGGTAATGGTGTGAACACACCTGATGATGGATATTATCAGTTTTGTCATGTATTTTATGCACAGTTTGAACCTAGAAGTCAGTTCTTCTATAATCTCATGCCCATCATAAATGAGTTGGAACCTGTCTCTATTGTCAGGATAAAAGCCAATCTAAATATGAGAACACCAGAGAGACAAGAATACGATCTTCATACAGATGTTGACGATTGTATCACTTCGATATACTATGTAAATAGTAATGATGGTTATACCAGATTTGAAGATGGTACAAAGGTTGACAGTTTAGCTAATCGTATGGTAGTATTTAATTCAAATACTAAACATGCTGGATGCTCACCAACTGACGAACTTCGTAGATGTGTGATTAATTTTAATTATTTTATTTGACATGGACAAGAACCACTTAAAACTTATTATTAAGAATTTGAAAACCGTTATTGAGGAGTTGGAAGCAGAAGTTTATTCTGACCCCACTGCTTATGTTAACGGAGGTGAACACCGTGTCACCTATGCAGATCAAGAAGAAATGTAATGGATGTAAAGTTAGTAACAGTTACACCTGACGCAGAAAAAACCATGGCACATATTGCCAGAGTTTCTAATCCTGCCAATCAGGACAACGAAAAGTTCGCTGGACTTTTGAAATACTGTATAAAACACCAACACTGGTCAGTATTTGAACAATCTAGTATGACTCTTGAGATAGAGACAACTCGTGCCATTGCAGCACAGATACTCCGTCACAGGTCATTTACGTTTCAAGAGTTCTCTCAACGGTATGCTGATAGCACACAACTAGGCATTATCCCTATTCCTAGTCTTAGGAAACAAGATTTAAAGAATCGTCAAAACTCTACAGACGATCTTGATGAGTTTGTCAAACAGAAGTTGGAATTACAAATGAAGACTTTATTTGACTCTGCAACCGCCCTATATCAACAGATGTTAGAGGAAGGAGTTGCAAAAGAATGTGCCAGAATGGTCTTACCACTTTGCACACCAACAAGAATCTATATGACAGGTTCTTGTAGATCATGGATTCATTATATTGAGTTGAGATCCGCTCATGGAACTCAGAAGGAACACATGGACATTGCACAGGCATGTAAAACTGTATTCATAGAACAGTTTCCAATTGTTTCTGAAGCATTAGAATGGAGAAATGGTGTGGTTGAGATTCAAAAACAAATCAAAAAAGAACTTCACGGAGAAG